AAGTTCACCAGACCGGCGCCAATACCATCCATGGTACCTGCAGTGGCACTAACCACAGCAACGTTGCCCGGGATAAACGTAGCACCTTCTGTATATGCTGTCTGATCGAATGTAAACAAACCTCTTGTCGCCACTGGAACTGCCTGACCACTCAGAACGGCCTGAAGCTCGTCTGCTTTGATCGGGTTATAGATGAGTTTTTCACCGTTCTCGTCATTCGCTATCGTCTGATTGAGCGTGACGCCTAATACTGGAGCGCCGGTTGTTGCTGCGATGCACCGGAGGGGAACTTGAGGGTATTTGTCGGCACCCAAGAATGGATAGTCCGTTTTACCAAGGTAACTTGAGGAAGATGCGAATTCCACCACGTCTTTCTTTAGGTTACCACTCAGCACCTTCACGAGTACACCAGCACTACCGTCTCCATCAGTTGATGGGTTATCATCAACTATTTGATTGGCAAACATATTGATCACGTCGTGATCGCTATATTGCCTGAATGGATATAATCTTAATGCCATAATGTTTTAATATGTTACTGAAACTGTGTCAGGATTAAAAGCTTTCATGAACTTATCCCGAAGAGATTCCTCTTGCGAGGACGCTTCGTTATTATTCACAATTGCGGGCTCCTCGGAAACTTCAACGTTTTCGACGAGATCTTCAACTGTAGCTTCTTCTGAGGTAGAAGCTTTAGATTGATCGAGGGTAGCCAAGCGCTTTTGAAGCTCTTGTTCTACTTTCGATTGAAAAGCAGCTTCCTGCTCCTCTTTATAAGCTTTACCTTTATGCTTGAGAATAACCCCAAGTTTTTGCTGGTATGTTTCAAAAGCAGCTTCAGAAGACTCGAGCGCAGCGACTTCCTTGGCTAATACAGCGCGATCACTGTCTTCCAAGTCGTACTGGGAATCGATGTTTTCCATCCTGCTATTGAACAACTCTTCTGCTTTCGCAGTAGAGATGGTGCTCTCAAGGGAAGAGATCTTCTCTTGAGCTTCTTCGAGCTGCGTTTTAAAGCTCTCGATATTAGCTTTGGCTTCTTCAGCGCGAGTAATCGCATCAGCCTTCTCTGTTTCGGCTGCTTCCTGCTGTAACTTCCACTCAGCATCCTTCTCACGGATTCGATCCATAATAACGGTTGCCATGCTGGCTACAGACTCTTGCGAAAACTCAGACTTTTTGCCTAACTTAGAATCGAGCATCTTTTCGAACTCGGCAGTTAATTCTTTTGTGTCCATAGTTTTAAAACTGTTATGATTTTTTACATTAATTTCCGCGTTTTGGGAAATTTTTAAAATATTTTTTTGAATTTTTTCTAGGGTGGGCATTGACGCTTCGCTATCTGTATCCTCCTCTTCTTCTATCAGAAGATCGTGATTTTCGTGGGTAGTGACCCCTTTTACGTCTGCCGCAGGCTTTGTTGTAAACCCAATTCCCAATGGAAACACCTCTCCAGCTACTAAACGATAAACTGGGGTTCCATCATCAAGAGCACCACTTCCGTCGTTTGCTCGAAGATATTTTTCAAATTCCTTTATTTTTTGAGGATCGCTAATTATCTCTGCTTCACTAAGGTTTTGAGAGCCTATTGCAACATGATACTCATTGAACCCCAATTCCCAGCTTGCGGAAATTTTATTGTAATCAAAATCTTCTGGATCGCTAGCTTTTAACAAAAGTTCGGCAAATTCTGGATTAACGGTTTTATAAATAACTGCTGCGAGGGAAATATAAAAGGGGTCCACCTTGTTTTCCAATTTTGCCGTATTGAGTATTTTCTCGTTCTCCATATCCGTAAACGCGGCATTTACGATATGTCCCACCACTTTTTGTTTTTTGTGTTCTATATTAGTAGGCTTATGAACAAAATAATCTAAAAGCTCTTTGGCTGTAGTAGAACTGATGCCATCGCCATTCCTGTTGAAACGATTAACTATAGCAGCATTAAAAGCAGCCCCTATCAAATCAATATTGCGGTCTAGATCTATCCCTTTTGGTATTAAAGGTTTTAAATTATCTAAAGAAGCTACGCTAATACTTAGCTCGTTTTCTAGATCATCTGTGGCAAAAACTTCAAAATCAAATTGTGTTTTGAATTTATAAGGCGTATTCATACTGCTTAAGTTACACTTTTTTAATCTTTTGGTGAATTCTTTGCACTATGATATAAAATAGCCGAAGAATACTCATCTAAAGCGTGTTCTGCGCTAATATTCATCACAGGGTCAAGGATCTTCAAAGTCAATAATTTTTTATTATCCTTTAAACAACTAAGAGCGGTTTTCTTCCAGTCACCCCGATCACAAGCGGATACAACAAGTTCGCATACTTTCTCTAAAACTTGTTTTTGATCCGCACTCAAGCGCTTCTTCTTGAAAAACTTTTTTGCTTCTGTGTTGATTTCACTATAAAACTTATTAGTCGCATCAATCACATCTTTGATGGAATCAACGGCATAAGTTGCCTTACGCCCTTGGTAAGTTGGCTTACGCCCTTGGGTCTTAGACCCCAATGGTCTTCCGGGTGATTTTGGAGTTTTGTTGTTCTGTTTCTCTAACATTTTCATGCTTTCAGGATGCTTTATTTCCTCAATCTCCAATTCTTCGGATTCCTCAAAAACAGGAACACCTCCCACTAGCGGATTATACCAACCCTTCTTTCTATCGTCCAAAAACTTCTCTTGTGCTTTTTCTAATTCGTGCTCAGAGGGAAAAACCCCAGTATCAATAACCTTCATTCCTTCTTCTGGAGGTAGAATGCCAAGCTCCATCATACGTGTAATGACGCGCTGAACCTGATTCTCGTCTTTCATATCGATATCCTCAAAACGAGCTCGGGGAGAACCTCTAAATCCAAAGTTTTTACATATTTGGTTTATTTCAGGCTGCAAGAACTCATGAAGAAAAGCTTCGCGAGATTCCTTGAGCCTTTGAAGGAAAAGCTGTGCCTTGATAGTGGCATTAGCAAACTTCTCTTCTGCTAAAATTACATTTTGCAGCCCTTCTTTAATGTCCCTATTTACAACGTCATACTTAGATGGCCCAATAACCTTTTCCAGATCCGGAATAATAAACTCAGCTTTAGTGGTATAATCGCTAACCAACACACGCCCAACACTCTGGTTGGTAAAAAGGTTTTGCATAGCTGTCATGTTACGTGGATTAATACCTCCTTTATCAGGGGTTGCCCCCATCGTAATCATCAGAACTACGTTTTCGACTGTTCTGCAAATCGCCTGATCGATCTTCTTCATCTCCATTTTGAAGTTGATATCGTCAAGCACTGCAAACCCAAAGGGAACGGCAAATGGCTCATAATCTTGCTTTTTATAAAAAGCATATCTCAATTTGTTTGGATCTAGCTGAACGGTCATACCGCTTGGCGTCCATGAATTACTACGAATGCGTTTTTTAACATTCTCAGGGAGAGCATTAAACAATTCTTTGTCAGCTTCATTTTTAGGGTCCCTCAGCCTTTCAATCTCATATTCGCTCAATAGTTTTGAAAAGAATCGAACATCAAAAGAAGTGGTACGCTGAGCAACAACATCAAAAGGATTAAGTAAAATATATTTAATGGGAATTTTATTTGTCTCCGCTACCAAACCGAGATTTCTGATCTTGGCAAATTCGTCCGCTTTAAACTTTCCGTCTACAGTAAAAAGAAAAATATTTCCACTACGGTAATATTCTCTAAAAAATTGATCCTTTAACCCCCAAATACCAATCCTCTTAAACCATGAATTAATAAAACGTCTGGATTTTTCCGTGCCTCCATCCAAATAAAGACTAGAGTTGGCAAAGTCTGCCATCATGTCAATAGAGTTACGAAAAATTGCTACATTGCAGTAAGCTTTTTGACATAACTCGATAGCTTCGCGAACATTGACGCCATCTAAAGCGTATTGAAAAGGGAGTAGCCCTGCACGAATGTTATTGTAAGCATATAACTTAGGCTGAATCGCGATACTATTGCGCCTACTATCTGTGGTTCCCCCTGTGCCTCCTCCACGACTATAAGCTTCCGATGTATAGTCATAGAAAGAATCCCCTACAAGTTTAGGCTCAAAAGTATCTGATTGCCCGGCCAAGCTTTCATAAGGATTATTAGGGTACTGAAAGTTTTTCTCAAATTTTTTCCAATAATCGGAACGCTTTGTATATTTTCTTGTTGCCATGTTAGATTTTACACTGATTTGATTAAAAGTGACTTTGAAAGGTCATAAAGTTAGTTTACGAACACTGGTTCGAATGTTTCTATTATATTTGATTTAGGTTGTTTTTTCGAGTCAAAATAGATTTTTGCCATCCAGTTTGCAAGTACCAAAGCGGAATAAGAGTCTTTTCTTGCTTTGTCTGGGCCAGTTTGCCGTCGAAGGTTAGAGGGTAGGTCAAAAGTCTGAGTGCCTTGGGCCGTGGTAGTTATCTGTATTAAGGCGCATTCGTTTTTTGTTAAATTCATCAGATCGGCCTGATGCTCAATAAAATCAATTTGCTTTGCTCCCGGGCTTTGTCTCTCCGTATCCTTGCTGCGTAAAAACATAATATCTTCAATTGGGATTTTTTTATTTTTCTGGGCCACATATTGATCGTCAATAGCCTGACTGGCAAACATAAGGCGACGATGGTCAAAATTGGCCTGCAGTAACTCGTTAGCCTGACGTATCCAGCTGCTCGTAGGTTTACGCAAAATTACATGCTTATAGTCATCTTTATTATATTCGTTTTTAAAAGAACGCAAATTGGCCTGATACTCCTCTGGTTTATCAAAAGGCACTTCAATTTGTTTTAGCTTTATCTTTTTTTGTTTAAATAACTCACTCTCATTGCATGCTTGCAGGAATTGCACCCCTCCATTATAATCTCCGCATATAGCAATAATATTAAAATTTTCCAAGCAATAAAGAAAATATCTAATATGGTGCTTCAAAGACGTGCCCGCCAAAGCGTAACTATGCACAAGGGTTGCTTTCTGCTGCTCTTCGTTTAGCTTCAAAATTTGAATGGCAAAGTCGTCAGAGCTCTCAGTTTGGGACCACGACGGATCAAAAGCTAAAATATAATCTGCGTCCGCATCGCCTTGAATCTCAACAGAAGGGGGCTCGCCGTCCGAAACCGTACAGAGTGCCATTTTGCTGGTTTTGAAATATCCAGCACTATCGTCAGTAAAAACAGCCCCAAACTCTCGTTCGAACTGAGAGGTGCTCATGGTACTTTTAGCTTGCTTTAGGAGGTTTTGATCATAAAGTTGCTCGGGAGCACAGTCATAAGAAAAGTGCATAATACACCTAGAAGCCTTATCTTGTTTCTCTTTTCGCATAATATTAAACTCGAACTGTTGATACAACTTATAAAGATATTCAAATTTGTAAGAAGCTGATGACAGGGCTATTAGTTTATTATTGGGCCAAATATGCCTTTCTATTTCCTCCATCTGCCCTTCTTCAATTAGCTTGGTTTCTAGCTTATGCAAGTCATCGCGCTGCGTAGGGTTTGTCACAACAGATAAAAAAGGAACAATAACTTCATTATAAATCCTTTCAGGCATCAACAAAAACTCATCAATAATAATACGATGAAATCTAAAACCACGTAACTTTTCTCCGTCTCCCAACGGTAGCGCACGAATACGACTCGTACCAATTTCCATTAGCCACTCATCGTTACTCTTAGAAGTCTTGGTGATACATTGTTTAAACAAGCCAGCATCCGGATGCATAGAAATATCTTCGATTTTCTTAAAGATCATTTTTGCCTGCCTAAAAGACTTAGAGAGTATACCAATTTCCACCCCTTGATTTAAGATCGCATCTAAGGCAGCAAAGATACCCGTGGTGAAAGATTTGGACATCCCCCTAGACCATACCCCTAAAAAGTAATCTGTCTCAAACATACTCTTAACCGCCATATGCTGAAATGGAAAAAGCTTAATCCCCATCATAAGCTCTGCGGTAAAGGTCATATTATTCCTTAAGAACTCATAGAGTGCAAGCTTCGCCTCTCTTTCCTCGAGAAATCCTTCGATCTTTCTTAGCTCTTTATTCGAGCGACATATCGGAGGGGGCCTATTCTGTGTTCCTTCTATCCAGCTCATGGTCTAAAAAATATTGCATATCCGTATTCCACATTTCTTTGCCTTTATAAAGCAGCCGTGGAATAATTTCTTCGGATATTTTTCGGCTTCCACTAAACAAAAACTGACAGTGCCCGTGAAACCTGTAACTTAAATCCCTAACCCTTTTTAAAATAAAATCTATATTTGCGGCTCGCTTAAACGCCCTACTTGCCTTAATCATTTTTTCCGGAGTGGACTCGATAACTACAAATAGGTAAGAATCCAACTCCTTGACCCGTTGCAATTCTCTTTGAAAGCGTTCGTAATTTTGATTACTTAAGGTGGCGTGAAGATCAGATCCTGACTTGCGATCCACATAAGTATAAGAATAATGATCACCAAAAAGAGTATAATCCCCTACGTCCAACTTATGGGCGTCAGCCTGAAAAGAAAAACTAAGAGGGGACTGTTCACGGGTATCTACGGCAATCCTCAGATCCTCAGGTAGCGTAAAAGTAAAAAAATTCTTAGGCAACCTCTCTCCGTATAAAGGGCTCAAACCAACCTTTTTGACTGCCTCGTTATAGCTGCCAAATATTTTTCTGTAAGTGTCTATATCTGGGAGAAAACAGCTTTTGGCTTCTAAGTGAAAAGGGGCGTAGCGCCTCCCTTTTTTGAGTTGCCTCTTTTCAATCAGAGACAAAATGTATGTTCCCACTTCCGTAGGAGGGGCCTTCGCACACCATTTTTTAAGTTGTTGTTTAGTGGAAAAATCTCTCTCAAAATACTCTTCAAATTTTTTAAACGGGAGAGGTTCTCCTGTTAGCTTATTTGTCCGTGGAAAATAAAGAGTATAGTATTCGGCTAAAGACAGCCCGTGTTGTTTGAGGTGCCTGTGGAGAGACGCCCTCCCTTCAAACTCTTTTTTGCACTCAGCGCACGGAAATATTTTTTTAACCACCCTTTCCATTATACGATCTCCTCCCTTTTTATACCTAAAACTCGAGCTTTCCACTCGCTCATTTTCTCTATTTTATCTACCTCTTCTTCGACAGATTGTTTTTGCATATCTGCCATTTTAATCATGATGCGACGCTCCTCTTCTTCTTGAAAAAGATGCACCAATGCTAATACTGAAGCGTTGCGTTCGTGTTGATTAGCGACCCTCTTAGCTCGCTCGCCGTTTAGCTTAGCGATCATTTTATCAATACGATTTGTACATTGGTTGTATTCTTCGGATTTAGTTTTTAACATCTCTGTCAAGCGCATGGTTAAATCATTTTGCCCTTCAGTGTCATCAAACATCAAATTAAGTTTTTGTTTTTGTTGTTCGATCTCTTTTAGATTAATATAGTCCATGCAGACATTGATATATAAATTTAATTCATCCGCAGTTAAATCGGGTTTATCCCATGTAGACCTTATATACTCCGACTCTAAAAGCTCTCGATTTTGCTTTGTAGGATAAGCGTTGATAACCTGTACGAACCTAGGGGCAGACAAATAAGTTAACAATTTTTCGAGACATTTTCTATCTGAAACGCTTATCTTCTCAACTTCAAATTCCTTAAAAACTAGCTTGTTGACCTTTTTGATCACAGTGGTCATAATTTTGGGCGGCGCATAACGCTCCCCTGTTATTTCGTCCCGAAGATTAGTTATACTGGGAAATTCTTTGTTAATAAAATCAGATAATGCGATGAATTTTGCACTTTCGTAAAAGCCCCTATGGTTCGTTTCTTCGGTCCATAAGAGTTGGGCTATTTCCCGTTTAGTCATCTCTGCACAATAATGGCGATGCACGAAATCCTTTTCGCTATCTTGTAAGAAATATCTACTGTTTTTCTTCTTGACTTTGGTTCGGTACTCAAATCCCTTTTCCACCCAAAACTTTCTCAAGGCTCGCCCTCGAATCGTACTCCCTTTTTCGTTAGGATCATCAAACAGCTTTTTCGCAGCCTCATTCAAATCTCCATCCAACTCCTTAAACAGCTCGATCCCAGTCCCCTTCTCCTGTTTTGAAAGAACGTAATTACTCATAAAAAATATCTTCCTTGTCTATAATCTTTTTTGCCATGTTTTTGTATTGATTTTTTAAATTTTTAATTTGCTTGTATCCTGCTTTTCTTCCCTTCTCGTTACTTTTGTATCCTAAGATTCGTGCGACCTCATCTTCGTCTATACCGTCTATAAACAACATCTTATATACAAAAAAGTGCCTAGGAGTTAGATGCCTCTCCATTTTAGAGTGAAGCGTGAATGTTGCTCTGCTTATATCGAAGTGATCTGAAGGGAGGGTGTTTTGGGTGTAAGCATGGAACTCTAATGAAAGGGGCATCTTTATGTCATATGCATTTTTTTTTGTTTTTTCCCATTTTGCGAAGAGGTCACATTCGTTGCACTGGAGCCCGCTAGGTGTTAAAGCGCATAGTGCTGAAACTTGGTCGTTGCGTTGCTCTTTCGACTGGTTGTACTCGCAATTTAGACATGGCCGTGCAAAGTTAGAATAATTATTACGTAAAATATTTTTTAATTGATTCGAAATGATTTTATTCACCCATGGCTCAAGGGGTCGGACCTGATCCCAGAGCTCCCATTTTTTAAAAATATGAGCGCGAATAATTTGAGCTACATCATCAAAATCAAACCACGCAATGGCGTGCAAATGCCACTTGTAGTATCTTTTGCGTATCTCGTTATCTATTACGTCAGCTTTATCTTCGTATTTTTCATTCTGCTCCATCCTTAGTTATTGCAGGCTGCTGCCTTGATGACGCACATTCTGCCATAGATCGAGCAAGAAAATTTTCCTTAGTTTCTGGTGTATGTTTCTTTGGGCGCCCCTTTGTGGGGGACGTCTCACTTATTCGAGAAACGGGAGCCATTGGACTCTGGAATAAATCTGCTAGACTTGTTTTCCCGTCTTCCATATCAATAGAGTATTCGAGCCCCTCAAGGTGGGGGATCTCCTCTTCTATTTCGTCTGTATCTTCTGCCGCGGCACTTACGTCTCCAACCTTAATTCCACATATTTGACAGAACTTAGGCTTATTAAGAGTATAAACGGTCTTCGCACCACAATCAGGACAAAATATAGTCGCCATTTTTATATATTTTTAATTTTTGGGATGTTTTCAATTTTATTTACTATAAATTTTAAAATTTCGCTTCTCATGATGTCATCTGTGGTGAACTCAAAACAATGAATGCCCTCGTCTGAGCTTTCCTCATTATTAAAGGCTTTCCACATTGTCCGGAAGCCTGTTTTGCCGTTAATATCTGACTGGAGTGGGTCCCCGCAAATGAACATTTTTGTCTTTTTGCCAATTCGTGTTACTAGAGTCACCAGCTCTTTAAGCGTGAAGTTTTGAGATTCGTCAGCAATAATTAACTTATTGGACCAATTGGCGCCCCTTAAGTAATTAACGGGTGCGGCTGAAATAATCTTTTCTTCTGTAAGCATTTTAATTTGAGTGTTTTCTAAAATCTCTTGCATCTTATCGGTTAAAGGCATCATGAATGGATGAAATTTTTCTTCCACATCTCCGGGTAAGTGCCCCAAACCCCTATCTGCGCTTTCTACTATCGTCCGAACATAAAAAATATCTAAATCATTATTTTCATTAAAAAGCCTCAGCGCTGAATAGACTGACATGAATGTCTTTGCGCATCCCGCGGGACCTGCTATAAACATTATTTTTGTTGTTTCGTCGAATGCTTTTCGTAAAAAATCTTTTTGTTTATCTGTTAAATCAAAATGTTTAAAGTTTAGTCTATACTTGCTTTCCGTTATCGGCAAAATTTTTTCCGTTACTTTAGGTTTCTTACGCCTAGTTGCCATATGTTCGTATATAATTACACTTGACTAATGATTTGTCCGCTCTAATATAAAAAGAAATGGTATTCCATGTCTTGTCAATTCCAATACACCCCACCCGCAAAGAAATCACCATTTGCGCATTTACCCAAAAAGTTTACAAGTTTTGTGCTGAAATGCTCAAAAGAGGACACACTGTTTATCACTATGGCCATCCAGACTCCAAGGTGCTATGCACCGAACACATTAGCGTTATTTCCCACCTCACATATGATGATCACTTCAAGGGGCAAAAGTGGCAGGATTTTTTACCTCAAAAAATAGAAAATAAACTACATGAAGAATTTAATACAAACGCCGCTCGCGAGGCACTAAAACGCCGTCACAGCAAAAACGATCTCGTGTTGGCTTTTTGGGGTATCGGGCATAAAAGCGCATGTGAAAAACTGAAAGATAGTATGATCGTTGTCGAACCCAGCATAGGTTATAATTCTTTTTTTGCTCATTTCAGAGTATTCGAATCTTACGCTCATCTCCACAAAATGCTAGGGGGCGCAGGGCAAAATCACCCCTCCCCTACTGACCATGTGATACCTCCCGGGTTTACTCCTGACGACTTCGAATTTAGCGAAAAGAAAGAAGACTACTGGTTGTTTTTGGGGCGCATCGTAGACAGTAAAGGGGTACATATAGCAGATCAGCTATCTCGAGCGTTACGACAACCAATTAAATTCGTTGGTCCCCAAACACTTAAAACAACTCTTCCTAAAGACAATCCTTATGCTGAATTCATTCATACGGTCAGCCATAACGAAAGAAAACACTTGCTAACAAAAGCAAAAGGACTACTAATGCCTACTTTATACATGGAACCTTGCGGGTGGTCTATGATAGAGGCTTGGTTCTCAGGAACCCCTGTTTTAACTACAGATTGGGGGGCTCCTTCTGAATACAATCGTCACCACAAAACAGGCTTTAGGTGCCGCAGCTTAAATGAGTTTTTTCATGCTGCCACCATGATTAAAACCATCAGCCCTCATTATTGCCGCCAATACGCGGAGACCCACTTTCACATCTCTCGTATCATGAAACGCTATGAAACTTATTTTGAATTTTTAATCAATGAGAAAGATTATGGTTTAGGGGGGCATGTCTTCAATCGCTGCTCCTTCACCGCTCCGCGTTTTTTAGTGTAAATTATACAAAATAGTACTACTATCTGATAGAGTAAAAAGTTATGCATATAAAAACCCTGACTGCGGCGAAAGCAACCAGAGGGTTCACTTTAATTGAACTTCTTGTTGTCATCGCCATTATTGCGATCTTAGCAGCCCTTCTGCTCCCCGCATTGAGCTCGGCTAAACAAACGGGCTGGCAGGCCGCATGCATAAACAATCAACGTCAGCTTAACCTAGCTATTACTGAGTTTGCAGAGGATCACGAAGACAGGTTCCCGTATGCGTCGGCGTGGAGGAATGAGCCTACAGGGATGTGGGCGTGGGTGGCTGACAGCATGAGTGGTAACGGGCTATGGGGGCAGACTGAAAGGCCATTGTTCTGGTCACCCCTGAAGGACTACACAGGTATGAGGATATTTAGGTGTCCGGGGGATAAGTCCACTTCTGCTGGGTGGTTTAACACAAGCGTAAAGCTTAGGCCGAGGAGCTACAGCATGAACCTGTTTGTTGGCGGTTGGTCTGGTTGGCCTTGGCTGTCAGATACCCAATACAAAATTCATCACGAATATGACGACGTTAGCAACACTAGTCAATTGTTTACTTTTATCGAAATGCCACCTCAATCTATTAACGCTGGAAACTTTAGAGTAGCGCCAACACTCAAAGGTGGTGAGAGTTTTTTCTCTCAAGACTGGCCCGGAGTTTATCACAATAACGGTTCTGTTGTTTCTTTCGTAGATGCGCATGTAGAATTTAGAAGATGGCTAGAAGAGGATACAATAAATATATCGTCCGAGGCAATGAACCCTACAACTAATACGGATAAAATAGTAAGCCCCGACAACAGAGATTTGGCTTGGCTTAGACAAAGAGCAATTGTGCCAGATCCTAATAATCACAGATGGTCAGGCGGCGGAGGCGGGATAGGCCGATACAATAGGCCCGGGAATCACCGCACTATAGATGGTAAAGTTTATGCTTCATGGGGATGGTACTGGAACGATAGCTGGGGCAATCATCCAACTTGGAAACCTTATCAATGAAAAAGGCATTTACCTTGGTCGAGTTGCTGGTTGTTATCAGTATCATTGCGCTCTTGGTCGCTCTTCTTCTCCCTGCCATCAACAAGGCTAAATCAGTCGCTCAAAGAGCAGCATGTATTAACAATCAAAAACAGCTACAAATGGCCCACTCAATTTTCAGTGATGACCACGGCGACAAAATATTATACTCAAGCGCTTGGAAACAAGAAAAAAGCGCACCATATGCGTGGATGTCTGGTAGCTTAAATCTTTCTAAATATATAAACCAATCAAGATATCTGAAAAGCACTCCCTTATTTCCATATGTAGGTGAATCTATTGGCGTATTTAAATGTCCAGCCGACAAAGATCTACTTAAAATAACAAACAGGGCGGGTGAGATACAAAGCATCTTCCCACGTCACAGGAGCTACAGCATAAACATCCATGTTGGAGGCTGGAGCGGCTGGC